TTCTTGGAGAGTACACGTCATCACACGAGTTTCCCCGTCTTTTTTCGTAAAAGTTACTGTAGCTGGACCAATTGCCAACATTTCTCTGAGCCAAGTCCTAGCCCTTGTAGATTTAAATGGATGTTCTGTATCCGTATTTGTTGATGTACTCATTATTAAAATCCTTTGCTGTCATGTTTTTTACTTCAACCCGATCCAATGAAATCCACGGCGCAATTTTTCCACTTGGGCCGTTAATTGGTCGCTGGTATATTATGTTGCCGTTACGCTCAAAAATCCACGCATGATCCGGCTCTCCGTTTTCTAATATCCAAAAAGCCTTTTCAGTCTCAGTCCACATAAATCTTAGACCAGACTTTTAACTTTTCTATCTTTTTTAATCTTGCGTTTTCAACATCATCTAAATCTACGATACCATGTTCTGTAATAAGCTGTATCATACAAATAACATCGCCTATCTCTTCGGCTAAACGTTCTCGATTTGGTACCTTATCTTTTATGTGATATTCGTTGATTCCAAAACGACGTATCTTACTAATAATTTGAATTAGTTCTGCACATTCTTCTTGTGTGATGTTAAGTATTTCTTCTTGCTTTTTATTCATGTTTGAAATTATATTTTTTTAAAATCTCTATGTAGAGCTCTTCGCCTTTGTGAATGTTATCTAAAAAACTATCAGCGGCGTTGTCATCTGCGCGGTCGCTGATATACTTGTAGCAGATAAATTGAATTTTTTCCTCTCGGCAGGCCTTTGCAATAGCATATGCTTCCATATCTACCAAATCAGCTTCTTTCGCATCAGCAGGATCTTTAACAAAGTTGTCACCGGTGCTAAGATGTAGACCACCCGTTCCGTGTTCTATGGGAGTAATAAATTCTAATAGGTCTTCATCAAATAGGCATCCAGAAGGATAAAGATCTCGTTGGCTAAACTTTGTACACTTATAAATGCCTCCGTGATCAACGGTAATACCACCGGCAGTACCAAAGTTGAAAACACGTTTTGGCTTATAACGTTCGATTAATCTGGCAGCGAGAATAGCGGCATTGACCTTTCCTACGCCAGTAAAGAATATACCAGGTGTTCTAAGTAACCCTGGTGCTTCGTCAGGTAATGCTATTAATGCTATGTCTGTCAAAGTGATTCCTTATTTAAGAGTTTTTTAAGATTGTAAAATAATTCTTTATCATTTGTTTTTAAGTCAGAAACAAACTGTGGAAGATTTATTTTTCTTAATACTGCTAATAGCACAATCAAATCATGATCATACTCAGCATTTTCAAAGTCGTCTTCAAGAATCTGCATCTTACACTTCAACCATACCAGATTCCTTAATGCCAGCATTAAGTATTTCGCCAAACTCGGTGGCGCTCTCGCTAAGACGTTGCAAGTCCCATTTGGAACAGAACTTCATAAAGTGTATGCCTACTTGGCCAACATGAGGCTTATTAACCGCGTCTCGCACAATATTACGACATGCTTCTTTAACATCGTTGGGTTGAGCGGTAAGGTCTATGAGTGTGCGGTTGCGTTCATAATCATCGCGTACACGATGTTCTACTTCTTCGTGGTCTACCCAACGCTGTAGCATGAAGTTGTTGAAGTTGTATCCGCCGCGCTCGCGATCCTCATATGCTTCTGTAATACCGGTCTTATTTTTACTACCTTTAGTACGGGCACCCGGATATGCACTAAACACATTGTCAGTAGGATCACCGCGTACACATTTTTCAAATAGTACAAATGCTGGGTCGCCTATAAGTTTAGGCTTACCGGTCTTTTTATCCATTACCTGTTTACCAGTTTTGGCATTAACAACACTATCTAACGATACAATTTCCTCTGTGGTACCGTTATACTGCCGCACATTTTCAGCTAGCAACTGATAAAAATCACTATCTGTACTTATAATAATGTGGTTATCATTTGGATGAGTCTGTATCCATGTTGCAATAAGATCGTCAGCCTCAGCTGAGGGATTACGAATGACACTACAATTAGTTCTTTCGTTAAAGAACTTAATCATGTCTTCATAGGCTTCAAAAAAGAGCTTGTCGTCTTCAACTTCTTTAGGACTACGCTGATCTGCAATCACTTTGCGATTAGCTTTGTATGGTGGATAAAAATCTTTGCGCCAGCTACGACCTTCTAAGCAGAATACGACATGACTGCCGTTAAAATCTCGCCATGCCTTCTTAATGCTGTTAAACATGATATGCATCGCCATGCCCACTCGCATGTCAATGTCCTTGCCACCACCTACGTGCTTGGCTCGCATAAACATGTTCAAACTATCTACAAGAATGTAGGTTGCCATATTAGATTCCTATTATACTAGAATTGTAGTATAAGTATAAATGATTTTTTAAAGTTTGTCAAGTGTTTCCTTGACATATTTTTGAGTTTTTATCAAATCTAATGGAGGATTGCACGGCGGTATTTTACCAAATTTTTGAAAGTATAGACCTAACAGCTTAATTTCTGTGTTCTTACAATGGCTTGGGTGCATCGGTAAGTAGGCTTGATAAACTTTATCTATGTTTTCTTTACCAAACTTTTCCTTAAAGGCAGTACCGCATCCATATGGGCTCAGTCTATCATTTCTTACTGTGCCTTTGAAATCTGTTCTGCGACCAAGCATACAGTTTCTCGTTGTGGCTCTGCTCTCTCCAATATAGATCACATTTGGACCTAGAAAGTCTGCAAAGCCTGTAGGTGACTCTTCAAAAAGTCCATATATGTAACAACCGGGTTGAGCTTTATTAAATCCCCAATCGTCTGACCAAGATTCATCTATGTGATGCCAAGTTGTAAATTTAGTTAAATCTGGTTCATCTATACTAATTACATGTACACTAAATGCGTCTCTGCCAGATACTTCAGCACACTTAAATAAACTGTATGCTAGCATTTCAATTTGTGAGCAATCTTTGAATATGTTATACAGTTGATCTTCTGTTAATCCGTGATTTCCAGAACCAGCTCTTATATTATGCGCAAGGTTTCTGGCAGCATCACTCATAATAATTTTCCTTATTATAATTTTTTGTCATTTGAAAAGTCGCTTAGGATATCATCAAAGGGGCTGTCTTTGAGACCTTTTTCTCGAGCCTTTTCAAAATCTCTCAATAGATCAATTTTTAGATGCTTGCTGAAGTTTTGCATTATGTAATGCACTTCTGCAGATGTCATTTGATCAATGTGCTGTACCACAATTGGTTGGACAGCGTTGATCAAATTATTCAGTTTCAGTAGGGCGTTTTCTCTTAGGTTTTTTGACATTTTCTACGTCCTGTCTTTGCTGTGCTTGTAACCCATAATCTTGGTCGGCTTGCTCTTGTACTAGCACAGTACGACAAACATTATTAAACCACTTATTAACAATTTCTTCGTCGCTTGTTCCTGTGTAGCCATTTTCTTGTAGCATAATAACAAACTCGTCATTCCAGTCAAGTTCAAAAAATCCTGCAGAAACATTGGTTGGATTAATACCCATCTTAACAACATTCACCCAAGGTTCTTTGCGTATTTTAGCAACTTCCTTATCATGCTGTGCTTGTGTAATTTTTTCTTTTTTAAGTTGGTGTGCAAGTTTGGCCACAGCAAGTTCATTTGGATCTGGTGTGCTTATCTCCAGTAGTTTTTCTTCTAAGATATCACCCTCATAATAATATTCAGCTTCAGCAATAGCTCTGCTTTTTCCTGTGAGTCCCCAGCTAGCTGGTAATAACCAAAATGGTATTTTCTTTTTCATGTGTCTTTCCTCTGTGTAGCCGCAATATTTTTAGAGTATAAAAATAATTGTAGCGTGTATCTTGTATTTGATTCTACATTGGTAACTTGATGATCAGCGCCAATAGTGTAGTTATCATAGTATGCATATATACCTTTATTTAAAGCGGGTTCAACTATATGGGCTGTATCACCTTCCCACCAAATAAATTTGCCACCATCAAATGCAGATAAAAATACAGTTAAACTAAAGATACAGTTGTCGGTATGTTTATATATTGAACTACCAACGGGCATTTTTTGTATGGCTATATCACAATGTTTGAGCCATGTTTTTTTATAACACGGAAGCGTTGCGTTCTCATACAATTCGTACAATATTTGTGCTTTATCGTTGCCAACTATATCACACGTAAAGCATTCAACTGCTGTTTTATTGTTTGTTACCTCAGCAGGCCAAACATCATAACTGCTTTTATCAACGGGCAAAGGTTTGGTATAAGATTTTAATATTGTTAAAACCTTATCAGAAAAAACGTTATTGATCACATTGAAACGTTTATTTTCCAATCGCGTTGCCATAAATGTGGACATGTACTCTGCTTGTGTAATTATAGCCTTTTTGTATAGACTCATCAGCAATCATAGCTTCGGTGATCTTTAATCCTTCTAAAGTGCCGCCTACCCCCATGATCCAAACTGGAAAATCGCAGCCAGCTTGTCGGAACCGATCAACGTTGTCTTCAACTTCTTGCCAACTGGCTTTACTGCCATTGACAACAAATTTTAATTGTCCGTGTCGGCTTGTTTTTGCATAAGCACCTACTACATCAGGAACAATAGCTTTCTTTGCTTTCTCGCCTGCTGTGCTCCACAGCTTAGGACTTATACTCCAATACCAATCTCCACCATGCTTGAAAAAGTATTCATCAATAAACTTTTCAAGCTCTGGGGTAATAGGTTGAGTACCGTTAGTCTCAACAGTAACATTCTTTGGCAAATTATCTCTGCTTGCAAACTCTTTAAGAATAGCAATCATACCTTCTTGTGATTTTTTCAACATAGGTTCACCACCAGTGAATACCATATGTGTCCATTGCTTGCTCTTAGGATGTTGAAACTTGCCGCCCGGTAATAATGCTGTTAGGCTATCAACTGTTTCTTCTACAGTTTTGTCAGTCATTAAGTGTTTGAAACGCTTACTCCATGTATAACTACTATCGCAGCCTTTATCAAATACAGGTAAATCCTCAACACGTTTAATACTGCTAATATCTACAGTCTCATACGGCAGTTGATAGGTCTTAGGATTGGTTGGGTCTGTTTGACCAAACCCATTGCATTGCAGGTTACACATAAAGAATCGCAACCATAGACTTGGGATGCCTACATATTTGCCTTCACCTTGTGCGCTATAAAAGATTTCGCTATATTTTAAATTAGTCATTTGTGGCTCTTTTAAAAAGTGTGTTTATGTCTAATACATTTAGTATATCGTCAACCGAACCAACCTTACTATATGCTTCAATAAATGCACTATATATTTTTACGTGCAATTCAGAATTAGTATAATCTGACGACCCTTGTTTAATGTCGGCGAGACATTCGCTAATGACTGTCATTAAGCCTTCAGCAAACAAGTTTTGAATATTAGTTTCTTCAGGGCAGAATGTTTTGCCGTGGCTCACAAGCATAAAAAATATTCTGTCAGTGATGCCAACAGTTTCAATATTAATATCTTCAATTGTATTTCCTGCTTGATCGCACTTCAACTCAATAAAGTCATTTTCGTGTGGTTCAGTTAGATCAATTAAAGCATCAATACATTCAAATATTTCTTCAACCGTAATTGGATATCTAGTTAATAACCATGTTACATCTTTGTGTTCTGTAACAGCGTCCCAGATTTCTTTAACTAGTACGCCTGAACTTTGTAGTGTAAGTAGGTTTCGAGGCCCGCGGGCAACAATTGTCACAGCAGTTCTCCTTTACTGCTTGTTAACAATGTTCATGAATTCTGTACGCACCGCTGGATCAGTTTTAAAGTAACCACCTAGCTTACTTGTTACAGTACTTGAACCAACATCTTCAACACCTCTGCTTTTAACACAATAATGTTGTGCATCAATTACAACTGCAACATTTTCAGTCTCGAGAATAAAACTTAATGCATGATAAACTTGTTCTGTTAAACGCTCTTGAATTTGAGGACGTTTGCTAAAGTATTCAACGATGCGATTGATCTTTGAAAGGCCTAGTACTTTTTGTTTAGGAATATATGCTACAGTAGCCTTACCGTCAATTACTACGAAATGGTGTTCGCAGTTACTCTGTACGTTAACATTGCGTTCAATTACCATTTCGTCGTACTTCATCTTGTTATCAACTGTGGTACACTTAGGGAAAGCATCGTAGTCTAGCCCCCAAAAGATTTCATTAACATACATCTTTGCTACACGCTTGGGTGTATCAATTAGACTATCATCAGTTAGGTCTAAGCCTAAAGCTCGCATGATCTCAGCAAAGTTACCCTCGATGATATCGATCTGCTCTTTGCGATCTAGATTGCGTTTTTTGATTGGGGTTTCCACACCCATTTTGACTAGGTGTTCGTGGACTTGACGTCCTAATTCGGGATCAGTTTTAGTTTTATTAAATGACATATATACTCCTTCCTTACACGGATAATTTATTGTTTGATGCTACCTTTGTGTAGCACATATATTTATACATCTTAGTATATGATAAACAGCGGTTTTTGTCAACTACACAACCCACATATGGTCTCACAATACTTTAGAATTTTAGTTCCTTCTACTCCGGCAAAAGCAAATCTTCTCCAAACTGGATCGTTTACTATCTCGTCAAACTTTCTAGTTCTTAAATCAAACACTTCGTCCCCGCACTCGGCGTAATGATTTAGTGCTAGCTTGATCCATTCATCCCATGCACGTCGCAGTTTTGCTGTTTCGCCTGTGATGTGTGTGCCTAAGTGACAACACGGCAACAATTTCAAATCATAGGAAATAAACACGCTATTTTGTTTTTCAACCTTACAGTTAACCTTAACAGGATTGCTGTATTGGTTGTAATAATTCAACCCTTCAACCATTTGATACGGTTGGTAATCATTGACTTTTTCTTTCATGTCCATCCCATACCAGCTAGTATTAGTAATTGGTAAAGGATCTCCCCAGTCAAAGTTTAATAATTCATTTAGTGTTGGTGCAGAATGATCGCCATAAAAAAATGTGCCATATTTAAACTTACTCCAGTTTTCAGTGAGTGTAACAAAATCAACTATTTTACCATTTCTATCAAAGCATGGTGTACCGCCTTCAACAAATCGAGGTCTAGGAATAGTTATGTGTGCTTCATACTGATGCGCCAAATCAATAATGTTTTTTAAATCAGCAATTGTGTGCGCCCATGGTATAACATAAAATTCTATGTTAGAATTGTATTTTGCGTTACGAATGGTATCCCAACCGCGATGCGCACTTTCAATGTTCTTAATCAAGTTAGAAAAATTAACACCCTGTCTATAACGTTGATGTATCTGTTGTGTTGATCCTTCAACGTCAAACATAATACGCACGCCTGACTGCGCCATATCAAAATAATCTTGCGCTTTGCCAATACCACCGTTAGTGTTAATACTTGGGTAGCTTTTTCTTTTTATGCTATCTATGGCTATAGCAGCCATATCTGGATTCATCATCGGGTCGCCGTAGTTACCACAAAATGTAATACTGTACCCTTTTAGGTATGGTGCTATATGTTTAGTGTAATCATCAAAACTTATAAAGCCAACTGTGTCTTGTTTATTTGTGCCTACTGCTCTGGGACATCTAGAGCACGTGGCCTGGCACATTCCGCTTGGTTCAATGTGAAGTGCTTTAATATCAAATAGGCCGGTTGACAGATTCATTTAATGTATGCTTTAACTTTTCAATTTCCTGTTTAATTTTTAACTTTTTTAACTTCATTTGTTCGAGTAACAGATTATCTATTCTATTATTATATGCTACTTGTATTTCTTTGTCCAACTTTTTATGCTTCTCTTCTAAAATGCTCAAGTAATACTTACTACGCATAAAATTCTCCAAGTTGAAATTAACGTCTCCACCATGATTCCCATGGGAATACAAACCATTGATTATCATCACTTCTATTGATTTCGCGCGACGAATAATCACATTCAAAATCACATTCTAAATTTTCAATCGCTGCCGCAAACAAAACAACTGTAAAATCAGATTGAGCTTTATCTATATTAAAACGGTCAACAATCTCAGCTACACATTTAAAAGTGTAACCGGTGTCACATATATCATCTACAATTAATATAAGTTTTGACTTGTGTTTATTAAGTAACTCAATCAAGTACTCGGCATTTTTTTCTTGCCCGCTACGTGTCTGCCATTGAAAACTTTCAAAAGGTATGTCATAGTAATTACTTACTTTAATACCAAAGTCAGCGCCGCCGCGCATTGGAGCAAAAACAACATCTGGTTTAATACAGTCTTTGCTTAACTTACGAATGATATCGGCATAATAATTATCCATAATATCATGTGTAAGATATTCTAACTTAGTCATTTTTTTCTCTTGTGCTGCCTTACTTCCCAATCATAGGCATGTTTTACAATATCACTTAAATTATAGATTGGTTCCCAGCCAAACGCTGATTTTGCTTTTGTAATATCTGCATATGTAGTTGGTGGATCACCGGGGCGTCTAGGTGCTATTTCATATTTGACTTTTTCGCCCGTTACCTTTTCAAATTCTTTGATAACATTGAGAATACTTGTACCATTTCCTGCTCCAATATTAAAAGCACCGCTGGCACCGCCGTCGTCTAGATAATTCATAGCAGCCAAATGTGCGCTAGCGATATCAAATACGTGTGTATAATCTCTTACACATGTACCATCGACAGTATTATAGTCGTTGCCAAATACCTTAACAGTTTCGCCTTTTACCAAAGCTCTACAAATAATAGGAATCAAATGGCTAGCAGGATCTTGCGTATAACCACACTCACCATTTGGGTCTGCGCCGGCAGCATTGAAATACCTCAATGACACATATTTCAAACCATAGGCAGCTAAGAAATCTGGTAAGATATCCTCAACCATATTCTTACTTTTTCCGTAAGGAGATATTGGCTTTCTTGGCGTATATTCGTTTGTGGGGAATTCCTTGATGTCTCCGTAAATACTGCTACTGCTACTGAATACAAAGTTTTTGACACCTGCCTTTACAGCATGATTAAGCAGACTAACTGTGTTAGCAACGTTGTTCCAATAGAATACACCGGGTTCGGATACACTACGACCAACTTCGTGATCGGCTGCAAAATGCATAATAGTGTCAGGCTTGGTTAAGTTGATAATGCCCTTCAGCTGGTTGTTATCGATATCAAACGGATATTGATGTACTCCGGGAATTTCAGATTTCTTACGATCAATGTTAATAATATTATGGCCAGCAGCAACTAACAGCCTACAAGTCATCTGACCTATGAAGCCGCTACCTCCTGTTACTAATACTGTTTTAGGTTCTGCTACTTTTTGCATAAACATGTTTTCACCTTTATCTATATTTTGCAGGTGCGATATGATCTCGATATCTATTACCACTGCGATTCCAAACTTCGCCCTTGCCTTCTATTACGTCAATGATACGGTCAATAGTACCATTATTCCACTCGCTGATTTTACCTTGATTTTTGTGTGGTGTCTCGAGTAGTTTTTCTAACTTAGCATAAGCATCATCCATGCTCCAAGGAATGTACATACGCTCTGCATCATTTGCAAACGTCTCAGGGAAACTACGATAAGCAGGATATAATACATTACAACCAAGTGCATCAGCTTCACTGACAGTATTGCTTACCCAATCTTGTAGCGCACAATTGAACAATACACGACTATCATTTACGATATTATAATAGTCATTCTTTTTTAAATCTTTATAAATTTTTAGTTTGCCCTGCGATTCAAGTTTGGCAGCACGTTCTAGATACTTAGGATTGTTACTGCGCAACGGTCCTCCACTTAGTACAGCAAATTCAACCGGCACATTTGAATTAGCATACCAGCGTTCAATAAGATCCATATAAAAGTCTGGTTGCTTTTCTTGATCAAATCTTGCGGCAAAAATAATTCTGCGTGAACGCTGGTCCCAATCTTTTATATTGTTTTCTACTCGATCACGTACTTCGGCTTTGCCAAACGCTAGGCCACTAATATTATAGATAGGAGCACTCCATCCAGCAATGCGCATATGAGCAACCATTTCTTCGTTTGTGGCGAGAACGCCATCCACGAAGTCATTAACCATTTGTTCGTAGAGTCCCATCCATTTCGCCATACCCCATACATGCACAAAATCGTCAGGATCAATGGACTGAGCAAGGCAACGAACAAACACACGGGGACGCTGATCAGCAGGGATCTGATCAAATATGTAAGGTAAGCTCTCGATACCGGGTTGGAACATATCTTCAAAGTAGATAACATCTTCATTTGTTACGTCGCCTTGTCTCATCATTTGCACAAGATTCATCATTTGGCTCATGCCAAAATAACTACGTCCATGTGCGTCTAGTACTTGTCCAACGCTGATAGCTTTAGAATTATCAATAGTAGAACCGGGTACAATAACGTAGTTAATACCGCGCTGTTTGAAAACAGCTTCGTTCCATTGTTGAAGCTGAAGTGTATATCTACCTTCGTATGGTTCAAGTCCCATGTAGAACAGTTTACGCATTGTTTCTTTTCCTGTGTTTTTTATCTGTGTCGTCTGTTAGATCACCATAATCTACAATATGGGTGATTGGATCGCCTAGTGTTTGTGCATAGTTATTTAGGCGATCAGCGGTGTCCCTATCAACTTTTTCAGGTTGATTGGTCAACGCTTTATTGTTACTATCTTTGTTATTTTCAATCATTTTCTATTGCCAAATAACGATAGCAAGTTCAAAAACAAATTAATAAAATCTAGGTACAATGTTAGCGCACCTGTGATCTCAGCACTATCATCAAAATTACCATACATAATCTGTTCGCGAATCTTTTGTGTATCGTATGCGGTTAGTCCAAGAAAGATAATAATAGCTAGCCCGCTGATAACCATAGCCATAAGACTGCTACCAACAAACATATTAATAAGACTGGCAATGATGATAGCAATAAGACCAACAAACATAAACTGACCAATGCTATCAAGATTTTTCTTCGTAAAATATCCATATACACTCAATGTCCCAAAAAGTACCGCTGCACCCATAAAAGCACTAAAAATACTGGCCATTGTGTATACAGCAAAAATAGTTGCAAAACTTAGTCCCATAAGCCCTGCAAAGCTATGCAACACTAGCAATTTACCAGTGCGTCCAATTCCTGAATTAAGCAGGACTGGCACAGCAAAGATAAATGCTAGCGGTGCAAATATCACAATCCATTTAGTAAATCCTGTAAAAAAGAATTGTAACAATTCAGGCGAAGTGCCTACCAAATAGCTTACAATCATGCTTGTGAGTACAGCAAAGAACATATTGCTATAAACCTTAGCCATTGCAAGATTAATTTCACTTGCAGTATTAAATCCAACATTATTACTAAATGACATTGTAATACTCCTTAGGCTGCGCTGGCAGCGTTCTTTTTATCTTGAATCTCGGCACGACGAACTTTAGTTAGCTTGCCAAGTTCGCCTAAAGCCTTACGTGCGCGAGCAGCCGCAGCCTTCACGCCCTTAACTTCAAATGCTTCGGATTCTTTAAGATATTCATCAAACAAAGTTTTCATTTTTAAATGTGTTTCAGTCATGTTTTTCTCCTTCATTGTATATTAATAGATAATTCAGGAAATGTCAACGAAAAATCCTGCTTTCTAATATTATCTAAAAATTTAACCTCTTTAACAAATTCATCAAAGTTGCCAATTTCTAGATCTAAGTAGCTACTTAATTGTCTTACATTATCGTATTCAGAATTAAGTAACTTATCCTTTATAATTTTTTTTGTTGTGCTGTTATGCACAGACGGGTGATAGTTTGGTTTTAGTGATACTATACCAAACCAAGGCTGCGGCAAGTTTTCTTTGTCGCACCATTTGGCAAATGAATCGGCATAAAAAATTGTAAAAGCCGAAACAGTATACGAAATACTTAGGGTTATGTTATTGTTTTGTTCTTTTAATTCCTGGAATAGTTTTATGTTCTTATATACTTTATTCCATTTTGCAGGCCAACGGTTATACTCAAATCTATCTTCAATGTCATCTATACTAATTTGTATTTCGACATGCTTAAACTGTTGCCATACATTTCTATATTCTTCGTTAGGGAAAATGGTTCCATTGGTAGTGTAGTGTAAGGATATATCATTACTGTTACCTGCATCAACAAACTTGCTTAGGTACACAAGATGTTCCTTGAAACTGGTTAGAAATGGTTCCCCGCCGATTATATTAATAACTTTGGCATTTTTAGAATATTCGTACAAATCATCTATATACTTTGGATTTGTGTGCCAATCAAATACAGTAGCAGTTGTTGTTGGGTTTATTTTCTTTTCTTCTGTAACCCACGAGCTACTAGCCCATGGCCCACATATTCTACATGCTAAATTACATAAATTATTGAACGCTATAGCAACGATCGAAAAGTCTTTTTCTTTCAGCGATAGATTTTTTAAACGATCTTGGTGAATTCTATTGTCACGTTGTCTTTTACTTTCTATACCAACTAATTCATCGCTCCAACAACGACTACATCCATCGGGACGTTTACCTGATAAAAACTCGTATTGCAGTGACTTGAGCCATGCGCTGTTTCTGTACGCTTTGATACCGTGTGTTACGTTAAAGTTTGGTATATATTTTGAATCAAATTTGAAACAAGGTTTTACTGTGCCTCGCTGACTAACATCGAGGCCGGTAAATGCATTATAGCAAAAATTTTCAGATGGTAGATTAATAGCAAAAACCTTTATTATCTAAAATATGTTGGACCGTCTACTTGCCAATCCTCTGTGGGTTTGGGGAAGTCAATCTCGCAACCGTTTTCATTATCTTCGGCTACGCTAATCTTTAGCCAACGATTGGGATAGCGTTCCTTAATCGTCTTTGCTAAATCTTCTGCGATCATCTCACAGCTCTTGTGATTTAGTTCTAGTACACCCTGACTGTACTGGCGTTCCATCCAACGCTTAAACTGAATAAATTCAATGTCTCGATCGTCGTGAAACACTTCAATCCAAACCTTGAAATGGAAAATGTGCCTGTGTGGCACACCTAGAAAACTTACATCATCCCAGTCGCCTGTGGCTAACTTAGGATCAGTGTCGGCACCCGGATACATATGGATGCCTTCTTTCTGGAAGGTAACCCAGATACTTTTCATTTTTTCATCTCCTCGTAGATACCTTCTTTTACTTCGTCGGGCAATACCCAACCGGCCTTTTCAAAAAATGTAAGCATTTTGATAAACAATCGCTTTACACTTTCGTTATTATTAAAGTCAACATCAGTTTCCATTAAACTGCGAAAACCGTCATCATCTTTTGTTTCTATTCTAATTTTCATATAGTTATATAACTTGTGACAGTTATTTTATTGTTTCATCCTTTGTATATTTTGACCAATCCGTAAAATGGTCTCTGCTTTGCATTTCATGCAAGCTATGACACCACACTCCCGGATTTGAATGTTTGTAGTCTGAATCGTCAATCTTAATTGTTGTGTTGTAGTTATATAATCTGATGTACGGGATCTTTACACTAATCATGGGTATAAAATTATCGTGCTCACACCACCCACCATCATGAAACCATGGATGTTTTGAAAACTTTACATCAAAATCTAACGTTACCCAAATCCCATCCTTTAGAAGGTCATTAATCAATTTGTCCCATTGATCCCAGTCAACGTCAGTAGCAGGATCAAAACTTTGATTAGCACCCAAGTAAATATGTGGACATTTATTATTCAGTGCCCTTGACAAAATTTCTTCTTTGGGTTGTAATCCCACAACAAACAGAGTCCTTTGTCCAAATGCAGGACTATGCTCTACTTCCGTCCCAATAAAAAATGAAACATTTTCATGCCCTTCTCTGTTCATACTAATTCCTCAACAACACCAAACAGTTCAGCTAAAATTAATAAAGCGCCTGCGGCAACAAACCAACCGTTAACTAGTGTGACACCTGCGGCTATACGAACAGCACTCTTAGCAATGCTAACGTAAAAATGACCCTTACTTGGATCCTTGGGTTGAACTTCCATCTTCTTCCTCCTTGATAATAACCTTCTCGGTTACTTCTAATAAAGAACCACATCTGTTGCATAGAACGTCAGGTTCAAGTCTTTTTTGCTCGTAAAATGCGCCACACTCGCTGTTAGTGCAATGTAGATTCCACGCATACATTCTCATTGTAAACATAATTACATCTCAAAAAAAGCGTCTAATATTTCTTCTTTAGTGCCATCATCATCGCCACCTAGACTCAAATGCGATAAAAATTCATTATAGTCTTTGATCATTTGTCTTGCATTAGGATTGGCCGGGTCAAGAACATCCTTAGCAAAACTACGGAAGTACAAAATATTAACAGGAACGTAAGGAGAAACTTCATTGGCCTTTGATGACTTCTTTGATGGCTTCTTCCAATGCTTGTAGTCTACAGTCTCACGATATGCTTCAACATCTGCAAGACGGTTTGCTTCTTGTACAGCATCAATATGATTGAATACACTATGACCCATATAATATAGATAGCTCAGCGTATCCCAACTTGTGCTGTCGCGTTCAGCAAACATTTCATTACCGTTGGCATCTAACTTAGGCTTGCCTTCCTTGTCTAGTAAAGGTTGCCCTTCAGCTAACTTTGCTTTACCGTTTTTATCTAAATCTCCTGCTGACATTACACATAGGTCTCCCATTGTTAAACGACTCATCACAGGACTATGACCAAATGGTGCTGGTAGATCACTACCCTTTAGTGCTTGCTGATCAAATGCACGATCCATAAAGTAACCAAATTTTCCTGGCTCAAAAAAGTTATGAGCATAGGTCTGTCCGTATGCTGTATTAACAAATGGACTCGCGGCATCAAAACTTAATGTAATATGTGGATTATCATGTACACGTAGTTCGCGCTGAATAGCTGTTAGATAGCAAGCCCATTGTAGTTTACCTGTACCAAGAAAGTGAATCCAATCCTTATCTTCCAACAAACCATCTTCGCGTAAGTCTAACAGTCGGTTAAGTACGCAACTTAGATCCTTCATGTTAATACCTGCAAACGCATAGCCTTCTAAGGTGCGTGATGCATCATCGTACACTTCTGCTACAAATGACTTATTGCTAAAGTGCTTGACACTTTCGTACCACTGCTTACTGGTTGCTTCGTCTGTGCCTGAAATAACGTTTAGAAACTTTGTTGCGCCCGGTGTGCGGTTACGCATAAAGTAATCTAAGTTAAGCAAACTGATGTCCAGTGTATCTTGAAAACTAGTTAAACCTGTTTTTTTGCTTAGTGGTTCTACAGCCGCAAACGCAGGAATATCCAACGTCATGCTCCAGTCTGCTGTATGCTCTAGCCACTTTAGAATATCGTTGCAGATTTTAGTACGTGCAGGATCGTTTGGATCCTTAGCGTTCTTCCAATCAAGTTTTAGAACACCAGTTGCGATCTGGAATCCGCCCGAGTCACCGAGGATAGTTGTGTAACTGCGGTCCCGCTTCTGGACCATTGCTTCCTCAACATCACTCTTAGCAGGATCTAAATGAGCATGCCCTGCAGAATAAAGTCCGTATGGATAATGATAATAGCTGTCATTCTTCTTTAAGAAATCAAGCCCGCCGTTGCCAAACTCAAAGCCTGCAGGAATACGCCAATCGCTTGGATTATCTACAGCCTTCTGTAATTGTTTTGTATAGAAACTGCTGATTGCGGGCAAGTAAACAGCATAATCTTTTTGACGTTTTCCAAAGTCTGTCATATTAGCTCTTTGCTGGCAACAGGTATGTGTATTCGCCTAGACCGCTGTGTACCTTAATCTGCAACAGACCCTTGCTGTTAATACTTAATACCACATTTGAGCTATCGCCTAAACGCATAATCTTTAACACAATATCCAGCGGCCATCTAAAGTCACTGCTTAGTTCACCATCTACTGCTTCAGCAATTAGAATTTTTGTACGATCACTAGTGCCATCGCCAATATGAAAATATAACTTGCCGTCTTTTGTACGTGGACTAAAGCTAGATTCAAATGCGCCTAGTACACTATTAAAGTAGCTAAGGTCCTTCAAATTTTTAGCAGTTGGGACAATGTTAACATTAAACTCTGCACCCTTGAATTTAATTTCCTTTAGCTGTTGATTGACTACATCTGCTAACATGAAACGATAGTTTGCATCAGTACCATCGGCCGCTGTGAAAGCTACCTCAACCGGTACGTCTTCACCGTTGCGGTTTTGTGTAGTAACTGCTACTGTTGCCGCTTCGTCGTCAAACCCTGGATACTTTAAGTAGCCATCTAGAACGCTCATGCGACTGAGACCAACTGTAGCGCCAACAAAGTCTGCAACAGGATTTACTGTTTTGCCTTTGAAGATAACAGTTTTTTCTGCGTCTACAGTTTCAATATTTGTTTCTTCTAGTGTACCTGAGATTTTAACCATTTCAAAGATACCTAGACTGTGTGTATGTTTTAGAACATCTTTAAGTGTGTCTTTGATGTAATTATTTGCCATAGAGACTCCTGATATAATATGTTAGTTTAGTTGATATATTTAGATTTGTCAATGATAATCTTGCCAAGATTTCAGATTAAAATTCAAAAAATTCTTGTAGTGCTTCACTATCGTTAGCACGTTCGATCTCCCAACCCATCTGACCTAATACGTTCTGCACTTTCTTATCTAAGACTGCTGTTTCCATATCTGATTCATCAAACGGTAAGTCCTTGAACCATTGCGGTAAGTTAAGTTCGTCTGTTGGATACGCAATACTACTATAACCCATTGGGTTATTCTTCAAGCGGCACACAATTACTTTGGCACCATCTGTGATACTCATACTGTATTGATCACCGTTTGCTTGTTTTAACTCGTTCCAATTAATACTTGCACGAACGTGTCCAGGGATAGTATTATTAGTAGATTCCTCTTTGAGATCGTTAAGGCGTTTCAGTTTTAGATTGTTATCAACTTGTTTAGCCTTTTCAATCTTTTTAGTGTATGCTGTTAGATTGTTTACACGCTTAGGCATGCCTTTCTTCCAAGGCTCAATGCTTTGGAATTCTTTCTTAAATGCACGAATCTTTTCAATAACTTCTTTTTCAGATTTGCCACTTAGTGCATCGTTGAGAACTTCTTCTAGAAAGTCCTGCACAAACTCTGGAGTATCACTGCGCTTGATCTCCATGCCCATAATCTTTAACTTACCGCCTTCGGGTTGATATCCTTCAATATCCCAACAGTTAATAGCGTAACGCTTCTTGGTAATAAACAGTCCAGCGCGGCCAACAACTTCACGACCAGCTTTTAAAACTTTGCCGTTTTGTGGTGGTACATTAAATGCATCCTTAAGGAACTGAGGAAACGCCTCACTTACAGTATCGCTGATATGGTCATATAGTTTTACTGCGCCGTCTAAATCAAGCTCGGAGTCTTTTGGTAGTGCTGGTACGGCAGTAAAATACACTGAGTCAGTATCACCGTAGATAATGCAATCGCCAACGTGATCATATGAACCTGTAAGCAATTCATTGGTCTTTGACGCCATAAATTTAGTAATGCTACGACCAGTTAGTGTAGTACTTTGCCCAATACGTTTATCAAAGAAACGACAGCCCGGATTTAGAATAGCACCGTACAAGCTGTTTAAGTTAATCTTCTTAACCAGCTGACGCTTATCCCAGAACGCTTTCTCCTCGGGTGTAGTAGCATCTTTCTTCTTGGCTTGTAGTTCTTTACGTTCGCTATACCAACGCTCTAGCAAACCTGGAACAATGCCCTGAAAGTCTGTTTTAAAGATAGTACCATTGGCACTGATGTTCCATGGCTGGCCGCTATGGAAGATCAAGTTGTAAATGTCGGCGCCGGTGCATTCTATACTCTTGCCATCCTCCATATCTAAATGAAGAATTGTGCTAGTATCTTTGTTCATTATGAGCTCATACTCATTACACGCAAATTTACCTAACCAAGCATCAGCAAAGCTCATTGCTTTAAGTGGCAAACCATCTTCGTCGCACCAACGACCTGTTGTCTTATCGCGGATTTCTTTTTCCGTATACTCTAGACGAACCTGGCCAACAATAGTTTCAGCGGCCATATTGAGTGCGCGGAACACACTAGGATATAGACTGTTAATATCCATGCTGCCTACCCACTCATGGTAACCTTTCTTTGGAAAGGCAACATAAGCACCAGCAGCCTGTGTATCTGTATTTTCTTCTCGCTTGCGGTCTGGTACAACAAATCCTCTGCGATGGGCTTCGTTAATAATAGCCTGCTCAGTGGTTGCAACAGCACCCATGGTTGTAGGCAACAAAACGGTATTGTCGTGCGCAATAGTATTAGCAAGATCAATAAATTGTAGCTTTTTGTCTAGCTTGGCTAACAGCATTGTATCTTGAATGTTATATTCTAAGAAACGCTCAAAGTCATGATTATATAACCTATCCAGACTTCCCTCATATGGAACCTTACGTTCGCCAATTTCCATCTCGCCAATATAATCCAATCGATAACTGTGACGCTCTTCGTAATTATACTTTCGATACAATTGCATGTAGTCCAGGTGTACGCGACCAGTCAAGTCGTATGTTACACGCTCACTACCGTATGCTTCGTATGTTCTCTCTTTTGGATATTGGTCCCAAAGACATAATCTACGAGTTTCGCTTTTCCCTAAAACTTTAATAATTCGATGGACCACATATGGAATATCATAGCCTTCGCTGTTCCAGCCACTGACAATATCGGCGTCATCAATTAACGTTAGAAATGTGTCTAGCATTTCCTTTTCCGTCTTGAACAGTATAACTGTGGGCATGTTTGACACAATACTTTGCGCTTGCTCCCAACTAAGTGTGCGGGGCGGCACAGCAAGACAGACCATAGTGTCCATCCAATCTAAGTATACGCCAATTGCTGTAATAGGCATAAACGCTTCTTCGGGGCTAGCATAGCCGCGCTGTGGATCAAAGTCCACCTCAATATCAAAGAATGCTGTTTGTAGTTTTGGTGTTTCTGCGCCAGTATAGTGTTTAGCGATCGTTTTATTTACTGGCTTGATATCGCTTTCGAATGTCTTATTTGAGCGATTGATTGCTACGTTTTTTCTAAAGTCTTTGATGTTGCGACAACGCATTTCTGCAACGGGCTCTCCATAGATACTTCTATGACTGCCTCGAGGGTCTGCAACATAAAAATTATATTCAGGCTTATGTTCTACAAGAATTCTTTGCCCGTTTACACGTTCAACAACAAAGACAATATCCTTGTCCTTGTGGTGAAAGGCATCCACATAACTCATCTAAATTATCTCCAAGCATCATTTGCGGCTGACGCACTACCAAGTAATTATATATTAAAATAGGGGGATAGTCAATCCCCCATTTGAAATTAAAGTGTTTTACCAACTGCTTCTAAGATGGTCTCAAGCTCATCAAAGTTATTACGCTCATCAGTGAATTTAGCCTTATGCGCAATTCTGATAGCTTTATTTAATGTTGCTGACTTGATATCCATTTCTTCAGCAATGGCAGTAACAGTATCTCTAAGTCCTTCCTTAAGAGTATCAATTTCGTATTGCACTTGGCAACCTTCATCAATGAGTTTCTTAAGACGTGCCTTTTCCTCGGCATTGAATGTTCTGTTATAAGCCATTGTTACCTCAATCTATGTTTGTGTTAATATGTATATCTAGTTGTTGCTGAGGGGAAGGATTACTGGCCACTTCTACGTAGTATGAAGTTTTGAATCCTGGCATTTGATCAAAACTGATTTGCTCGAGGATACGTCGATCTTTAATTTGGTTGCCTTGTTCATCATAAGCAACAAATTGGTTGCCAATAAAATGAACCTCAACTCGCATTGTTAGAAAATTTCTTCCCAATCAATTGAGCCAATGGCATCGTCGTTATCGGCTGCGGCTGCTACTGCAAGAGTATAAGTGATAGCGGTGTTTGATAATCCGTTTCTTTCAAGTTGGTAATCAAAATCACCAGTAGCCAAATCAATGGTCTGACCGCTTTGGTTATTAATACCAACATAACCTGTGGTTAATGTATGACCACCGCTCATTGTGTTAGCAGTAATAT